AAACTTAAAATTATTAAAACTGCCTCGTCCTTCCAGTCTGACTGTCGGGCCTCTAACAATTTTCCTTGGTAAGCTTCGTCACCCCGGGCCATCTTTTCAGCATGCATAAGTTGTGCATCTGACATAGCCATCTTCGTTCTCTGCTTGTTAGCATAAATTTTACTACCAGCAGATACGGCTAATTTAATTGCCGATAACCACATGTTAGTACCAAGTAGCCTTTACAGGTTTCTTTTCTTTTCTGATAGCTCGTGTACCTTTAACGTCTACAGTGTCTCCTTGTGCAATATAGTTTCTTCCTCTGATACTTGTTTTAGATCTTGGATCTAATACTAAGTTTTGAGGAGACTCTTCTACAGGGATTCCACCTTTAGCGTAGCCGTCTTTGTTAACGAACTGTTTAAATGTGTCTTTTGCCATATTTTTCTCCTAATTGTTAATATACTAACTTCTCGGACCTTTCAAGATCTTTACGTCTTTTGTTTTAGCTGCATCTGTTGCTAGTTTAGAACCTACAGACATCAACGATTTTTCAATAGATGTATCAGCTCTTAGTTTAGCTAGATCTTCGTTCTGTTCCATTTTTTGTTCTGTCAGATCTTTTGCTTGAACCATTTTAGCTCGATCTAATTCAAGTCTAGCTTCGTCTTCTTTCATCTTACGCTCTTCTTCCATAGCTTTAAGATCAACTTCTCTTTGTTTTAATTTTAATAATGGATCATGATCAAACTGAGAAGTAATTTGTTTCTCTTCTTTCATAAACTCTTCAGTCATATCTGCAATCAATACAGCTTTTCTAGCTTCTATCTTTTGAGATATTTGTTGCATCTGTTGTTGTATTGCTGGGTTTTGAACAGCTGCTTGTTGTAACTGTGGTAACATTTGCATTTCTTGTGGAAACTCTAACATTACTTGTTCTTGTGCCATCAATGATATGTGTTCCATAATATTTTTTTCTAACGCTGCAGTGATGCTAGGATTATTTCTAACAAAATTGCTAGCCATAAAATTTAAATGAGCAGTTATGTGTGCTCTATGATCTTGACCTGGAAACGCTTGAAACGCTTTACCTGCCATTGCATCAATGTGTTCTATAGCTGGATCTTTTGGCATGTTGGGTGCAGGTGGTGGTAAAATTCTATCAATATCTTTTACACCAATTGCTTCATACATTCCTCTATAAGCAGAATACATATTATGCATTTGTGGATTAGAAGTTGCTAATCTTAATTGTTCTTGTGCAAGTGATACTCTTTGCGACATAGAAAATATATTTGGATCTGCAACAGGAAGTATATCTACTCTATCATCAAAGTCTGTTGCTTTAACACTTCGTGATGCACCAATAACATCGTAAGGATATTCTGGTGGTAATGACTCGCCAAAAATTTTAGCAAGTAATTTAAATTCTTGTTTAAGACCTACGTAAAGTCTTTTATGGATTGCTGACATTACTCTTGAACCACGTTCTAAAAGAGCTACGGTTGTACCAACAGCGGCCTGTTGATTCCCGTCCCCAACCTGCATGTCAGCAATGGACGCGAATCTTTGTCCTGCTTGAACTACAATACCCATCAACTGTAATAAAGTTGCTGATGGTTCTTTGTAAGGTAAGAATACGAAAGCATCTTTTAGATTACCACCAGGAGTGTCAACATCTTTAAATTCACCTGGTTGTATATTTGCGGCATCGTCTTTTACTCTGACACCTCTTTGCTTAAATCCTGCGGGTAGGTTGGATAATGTTCCAGCGTCTAATAACTGACGGAGAGCCGTAGTTGCAGTACGACTCAATCCGCCAATCATATGAATTAATCCTAAGCCATAAAATCCTAGTCCAGGCAGAAATTTGAAGTGGACAAAATATTGGATTTTATTTTTCTTTGGATCATTGGGCGCAAAGTTTCGTCTAATAGACAAAACTTTCCTACTGCCTTCTTCGATTGTAACGATGTAAGGCAATTTTATTCCAGTTGGCTCTCCGTCGGGGCCAATATCTTCGAATCCTCCTAAGTCTAGATTAACGTGGCATTCTAGAATTGTATACAAAGGATCTAGTCTCTGGGATTTTGTGACACCTTCAACTTCTCGCTCTTTTTCTTCGAGCTCGTTAGTGATTGTGCCTGATGGTTTTGTCAATTCGATGTCAGAATAGAATCCAGATACCATCTGTTTTCTTAAATCGTTTTCTGACATCTTGACAACGTGAATGACTGATTCCGCATCGTCTAATGAGGTAGCCGTATACGGAACAACAAGGTCATCCGCAGGGACAAACTTTGATACTGCTCGTCCCAATAAATCGTCATAATAAACTTTCTTAAATGTAGAACCTGCAAGAGGTAAATAAAATAACATTTGATCAAAGTCAGATTCATACTCCTGCATCTTATCCATGATCTGATAGTTCATAAAGTTTTTAACTCTTTGTGCTTGCATTTCTTTTTGTGGATCTGTTTTACCCATAACCATAGTTCTAACTGGACCATCTGCTGGTAATAATTCTTTATAAGCTAAAGCTTGAAACTGTGTAACCGCCTCTGCCAACACTGGGTGTGTTGCACCTGAAGCTCCTTGAAAAGGTTCTGTTCGGTTCGTGTATTTGAATCCTAATAAATCTAAACCAGTAATGTAAGCTCGCTCCCATTCTTTACGAGACATTTTATATTCCATGTAATCATTTTGTAATTGATTACCGATCATGTCTGTATCTTCTTCTGGAAGTAATTCGTTTAAGTTTGCAAAGTGATCACCTTCTTGCGGCATTGGTATCGCATTAGGATCAAAATCAATTGTTGCTCCTTCTTCGTCTTCTGTGATTTCTACTGGACCTTTTGGTGTTTCTTCAATTCCCGTAACTTCAACCTCTTCTGCAACTTCTTCGGGTCGTTTATCGTTCGGGAGAGCTTTGTCTATTTCTGCCATATATGTTCTCCTAAGCTTTCTTAACTTGTTTTTTACCTAATTTCAACCCTTGTGATAGTGGTCCTTTTTTAGGTGGTACTGCCCACCATTTAAACGCAGGATTAGCTCTCATCTTTTGTGCTAGGTTTTGTTTTTTCTTTGTTGGTTTATTTTTAATCATTACGCTGATACATCCATAAGTTCTTGTTGTTCTGCTAAATATTGTTGATACGCTTCCGGATCATTTTCTCTCATCTCATTAATTCTTTGTTGTTCTTCATATCCTCTTTTACCAAGTTGGTAAAGTCCTTCACCAACTAGTGTTGCAATACCTACAGGATTTGCTACTCTTGCAAATCTTAAAGCCATAGTTGGTGACATGCCAGCGAGTGTTGCTCTTTCAGCAATTTTTTTAAGCATTGGGTTTTTTATTTTATCTGTTACTGATAATGTGCCTTTTACTGCTTGTGGTAAAAGAGCAGCCTCGGTAGCTGCAACGGTTCTGTCTACACCACTTTTTGGATCAAGACCTAAATAAGCATTAATACCTAAAATACCTGTTGGACCAAAACCAAGATTAATTCCTTTGCCTAATAATTTTCTTCCTATTTTAAAAGGAAGCATTGCTCCTGCTGTTGCTCCAGCAGTGGTGTAAGGATTTCGTGTAATAAAATTGCCTTCTTCTTTTACAGGTTGAGTGCCTATACTTGAATCAAGGCCCGCGGTTAATGGATAACCATATGCATTTAAAAAATCATCTTCTAATGAAACAACTTTAGGTATTACTTTCATCATTTGTCTAAGAACTGGAGGTGAGGCCTCTTTTAATTTTTTAAATAATTTTTTTTCATCATATTCATTAAAAAATTCTTTCATGCCGTCTAATGTGTTTTGCACATTTTTCTTTAACGTGTCTCTTTGACCGGTTTCCATAATCTGACCAACAGTTCTATAATTTTCAGGTACAATAACAGTGTACCCAGATTGTTGTGATGAACCCAATAAATCTGTACCAGGTATTTTTCTATTTTTCTTTTTACCAGTCTCACCAACAAATCTTTCTTTTCCAATATCAGCTAATTTTTCTGCAGAATAATATTGATCTGCTGTTCCTAAACCAATTTTAGGTAATTCAGATCCTGTTTCTCCTTCATAATATTTTATTACTTTTTGAAAATCATTTATTAAAGATTGAGCTTTGGCTTTGTTTTGTGGATTATTAGAAAGATCTAATTTATCTAATTTTTCTCTAACCTCTGCAAAGTCTCTTTGAAATCTAGATAATTGTTTTTGATTAAAATTACCTTCAGCTATATCTACAAAATCAGAAAAAGCAGCTGTCTTTGTTCTTGATGCACCTGTTACTCCGGCTATCTCATTTAAATTAAAACCAAAAGGACTATTTTTACTATAGATTGGAAGTCCTGCTTCTTTTAATGCTGTTTTAATGTTATCTTTAAATGCTTTAAAAGATCCTACTTGTCTTCCTATTTTTTCATCAATAGTATCTAATGCAACTTTGTATGCCTGGTCTGCATAAAAGTTTCCATATAAACCTTTACTCGAAGCTTTTTGAATTTTAGTTGCTAGTGGTTTGTTTCTATTTATATCTTTTAATTCTGGATTTATAAAATCTGCTCCATTGTACCATTGTGATAGTCTAGCCGTTACATTTCCTGCAGTGGTTGGAGTTACATCAGGAAAAAATTGTTGTATTTTTTTTAATGTAGGAAGTTCTCCCTTTTCATAGAACTTACCAAACTTTTTATGAAACTCTAACATTAAATTTATTGTGTTAGGTTTTAATTGACCTTTTCTAGAAGCTATTTTTTGATATAATTTTATGTCCTCTTTTGTTGGTTTTTTATAATAAAACTCTCCTTGACCTCCTGTACCTCTTTCTACAAAAACTGCATTCTTACCAATAGTATCTGTTAATAAACTAGGGTTTCTATTTTTAACAGTCATGTAATCTGCTTTTTTAATAGGCATTCCTTCTGTGTTAAAAAATTCTTTTGCTGAAATATATCCTTTTGGAACTTTAGCTTTTTCTGCTGCTGCAAGATCAAAAGTTTCACTTAAAGTTTTGTTAATAACCTGTCTATTTATAGGAGTGCCAAATCTAGTTACATAATTTTTTGTTTTATCTTTTTGAAGTTTATTCAAAATATCTGTTGCTGTAAAATCAGGATTTTTTTCTGCAATGTCTATAACCATTTGAGGTGTTAATGTAGTTGCTAATTTTCCTTTTTTAAACGCAGCTCTTCCGCCCTCAGCTTGATTGAATCTTTTGTTTGCATCTTCAAACATCTCTCTGTCTAATGCAGCTTGTGGTCTTTCCATTTTGCTTGCAGGAATAACAAAATCCTCCTCAAACATATCTAGGATTTTTTCTATGTCGTACTCTTCCATTATTCTCCTAATAGATTTGCTACACCACCGGATGCTTTTTTATCTTTTATTATTTCTTTTGTTATATCTTCAACTTTAATACCTTCTTCAATCATAGGTTCATTGTATTCATCTTTGTATATTCTAGAATTATATTCTGTAAATTCTTGGTAGTCATCAGCAGGAACACCAGCTTCATCAGCTCTTGCTAGGCCCGGTGAGTATTCCATAGTTTGAACTTCAGTAATCATCTCATCATTTTCTTTACCAATTTTTTTAATTTGCGTTTCACCTGTGCCAACATCTTCAATCAATATTAATTCTGATTTACCATCTTGACTTTTCATAGAGTATTCATCTATTCTATCTTGAATCTGTGCTTTTGATTTTTTACCAAACATTTTAATTGTGTTTGCTAAATCAAAAAAGTAGTTTGGTGCTTGGACCACGGTTTCTTTTACCGCTTCTATCTTTGGTGCTGCATCTTGTGCAAGATTAATTAATCCTGCTTTAAGTGCAGCGATACCACCAATGCCAGTGCCAGCATATTTCATAAACTTACGTCTTGCTTTGTCTACAACCTTACCTTTTGAAAACGGAATTCTTATGTTGTCATTGTCTTCAGCTAATAAATAATTTAAACCTGTTGATGTAGTTCCCTGTGATCCTGGTGAAAGCAATCTTGTTCGTGCCATCAAGGCATCCGAACCATGGCCAATGTCAGATAGACTTGGTTCAACATCAACCAAACCACCTGTGTAGTATCCTACAATGCCTCCTTCAGCGTTAGGTTTTAAATTTGTTACATCATAATCAGAAAGTTCAATTCTTTCTCTAAAATCTTTATTAATATATTTATTAACAACATCTCTTTGTTCTTCAGAAGACATTTTAAGTATTTCTTCTATTTCGTCATCAGAAACATTAAAATCTTTTTGAAATCTTTCTTTGTTTAATCTAAATTTTTTTGGTTTGTCGTATTGTTTAAGTGGATCTCTAGGATTAAAAGGTTTGCCTGTATCGTCAACAGGTAGTTTAATTACAGTGTCATCAAACACCTCATCTTTTACTTTTATTTTTTCAATTCCTGTTGCAGGTTTTTTAAAAATATTATCTATTTGTCTTTTAAACAGTTCTGTTACTTCACCAAATTCATTTTTAGCAAATTGCATAATAGCTTCTTTGCTTAATCCTTGATTAGCAAGAGATCTTGCTGCAATTAAAAATCTTTTTATAGCTTCTGACTTTAATGACATAGTTAGTAGTACTCTCTCCTCCTAGGTGGTTGTATTTCGTCTTCGTAATCTTCTGGATGGGGTAGGAAGCCTCCCTGCCTGAATCGCATGATAGCCATGGTCATGCTGTCAACCAGGTCATCATGATCGCCATATGGAAATGACGCGCATTCTTCGATCATTTCTTCTGCAAACTGTTCATCAGGAGCCCAGATTAATCCAGCCTCAAACAGCGGGGCACAAGAATTTACTCGAACGTGCTTATCATTACCACGACTTGGGGTAAATGTCATCACTGGAATGTCCATATTTCTTAACTCGTGCGTTAGGGGTGTACCCGATGCTTTTTGCTCAACGATAACCATGTCAGGCTGCCAATATTTATATTGCTCTAGCGCTTCACGTCTAAGTTCTGGAAAATCAAATCTATCTTTTACAGAATCGAGCAAAATTATATTTGGTTTGCCTCCTTCTTCTGGATAAAAAATACCCCACGTCGTGATAGCACTGTAATCAGCTGTTTCTTTTTTTAAAAACGCTGTATCATAACTTTGAATGACGTAAGTTACGTCTGGTAAAAATTCTTGGTCCCATTTTCTCCACCATTCTCGTTTTATTAACGCTCCTTCTTCAGAAGTTGGGTTTTGCATCCACTGTGCATTCCATTTTCCAACAGGCAACGTTGCTTTTACAGATTCTAACTCTTTTAATTTCCAATATTGCGGCCACACCGGCGTTTTTTTAGTTCCGTGTTCCATGATTGCCGGAAATTCTACAATTTCCCACTGATCACCCTTAATTTTTTTCTGATTGTCGAGCAAAATTCCTGTTAAATCTTTTTTTGACCAACGAGTCATGACTAAAACTATCTGTCCGCCTGGTTGTAAACGTTGTCGTGGTCCTGATGTGTACCATTCGTAGGCACTTTCGAAAGCTTTACCGGATATTGCGTCTTGTTCCGAGTGCGGATCGTCAATAATCAAGAGGTCTGCACCACGGCCCGTGATTGCACCCCCAACACCAGCTGCAAAATACTCACCACCTTGGGCAGTTTCCCATCTTCCTGCAGCCTGACTGTCTTCTCGAAGAGTTGTATCAAAAATTTTAGAATATTCTTCGCTGTCAATTAGTGTTTTAGCCTTACGACCGAACCTTACAGCAAGTTCTCCGGTGTGAGTTGCTTGAATAATTTTTAATTTTGGATTTTTACCTACCATCCACGCTGGCAAAAGGTAACTTGCAAACTCTGACTTAGTATGTCTTGGTGGCATGTTAACAATTAATCTATTAATTTTTTTATCTGCTAGGTCATTAAACTTTTGTGCAATAACTCTGTGATGTGCGCCTTCTATAAACTCGGGCCACACAGCTTTGACAAAAGCCATAAAATCATTTTTTGCTTTTCTTTGTATTTTTTTCTCTGCATGCATAACTTTTAATCTTCTGTATTCAGAGCGAATGTTAGACGGCAGTTTATTTATATCTTTTTTTAACATAAAAAATTTTTTATAAAATTTTTTGCACCTTTTTAACAGTGAAAAAGTATTATAACACCCTTATCTGTCTAAAACAAGCAATACAACCTAGAGTAGTGGGACCCCTTTTTTTGTAAGGGGAATTGTTTTTAGTGTTGCAAGATTATTTAGGTATGGGATTGGGACCACTATCCAGGCGCGTTAGCGCCTGGGTGAGAGAGTTTTAATCTAGTAAGACCATGTAAGCGCCTGGATTCTTTCTACTGAACATATCCAAACCTTTTTGCATGGCATCATATTGCTCGGTCGCTTCTGCATGTTTAATTAAATGATATAACGCATGTTCCTCATGCGTTAGCATTGCAGACTGACCAGAATATGGATTAGTTGTTTTTATTAAGTTATTATCTTTCTTAGTCATATCTGGGATCATATAGGATAAGTCTAACATTGTCAAGTCCTTTTCTCAATGGTCCATTGTGGATATCTATATTCTGTATTCTTTACAGGGTCCTTGATCGGTGTTTCAAGAGGCTCGCGTCTTGGCGCTATCCTAACTATTTCTTCTAAGTGTGTATTAATAAATTGATACAAACATTGCTGATTACAAAAGTATTTGAATACATAATCTTTGTTCCATTCATTCTCTTTAATCTTAATAGTTCTTAAAACCTTATTGCCTTTGCTACCTCTTACTCTTGATTGTGTGTGATGAGTATGGCAACTTGGACCATGACACCAATTAAAGTTACTCATTTCTGCCCTCCATTTGTGGGAACATAAAAAACCATTTAACTGTAAATGTGCCTGCGATTAATAATCCTAAAGTAAAATCAAAATGAATTGCAATGATTATACCCAAAAAGATTACTGCAAAATGTAATGCAAAATAAAATGCTTTCAACATTAGTGCCTCACTTTCCATGTTGTAGTTGCTGTTCTATATCCATGACTATCTAGGTCATAATAAACGTAATAAGGGACACCTTGTTTTGATGTTCCATATCTAGATTTCTCATCATGTTTGCCACGTCTTGTTATGTGTTTCTTATGCTTACTTGCCCAGTAAGTAATGTAAAATGTTTTAGTCATATGTATTTCTCTCTTTCTGTACCTATCCTATCATTGATAGGATAGGTTGTCAATAGCTTAATTTAAACTATTTTCTGCTTGTTGTTTTTCGTACAATAGTCTTGCCTTAATCTTATCTGCTCTACTAGAATTCTTGTTCTTCATGCCTTTAATTCTTTCAGCAAGATTTTTAGGATTATAGATAACTAACCCTGTACTATTAGTTCTAATTATTTCTGCGTCAGTAATATTTAAACCAAGTTCAGTACAAAGTTCTAGTGCCTCGTCTAAATATTTATAACCTTTTAAACCAATTTTAATTTCTTTCATCTGGTCTAAAACAGATTTAATCCATTTGTAATGTGCCATAACAAATTGACCTTTTGCCTGTTTCCAAGAAATTAAAAATTTAAACTCTTGTTCACTACACGCAATAGAACGATCTCTACAATAATCTCTACCAATTAAATCTAATTGGTATTTCTCATTCCATTGTTTGCCATAACCACTATCATCATTTCCAAGATAATGATTATTGTTATCACAATATTTTGTTTTGTGTGGGTTGTTCTCTTTACCCTCTTGTTCAATCAAAATATCTGGGTTGCAATCTTCCTGTGCTTTTAACTCATCACGAAATAAAGCATAACCATATTCATTGTCGGAACGATTATAACTATTGTTGCTATCAGTATCAAAGCTACCATTTAATCTAAAGTCAAAATGTTTTTCAATAGCTTTTGTTTCTGTAATAGGATTGTTGTCGTAATCTCTACTTTCAACTTCACCCATATAATGAAAGTGAAAGCAACTATCTTTAGCAATAGTATTTACATTCTCAAATTTATTTTGTAGATACCATGCTTTCTCAACATCATCATCAGTATAGTGTCGTCTTACTATTTTCTCGGCAACTTTCCACGCATTGTCATTTAAGTCAACTTGTTGTGCTTTCAACTCGTCATACTTTTGTTTCTCTTGCGTGTCCTCTTGTTCAAGGTGTACTCGCATACGATTTGCGATCTTGTTTCTGTACTCTTGATTTAGTCTTATTCTAGTCATTTATACCTCTTTCTATTTTTTTTTGCATAAATGTTTTTTATCACTTGACAATAGGATAGTCAAGCATTATATTTGATTTAGTCAATACCCCAATAGCTATGGGTGGAGGAAACTCTAGAGAATTGACGGGGACAACTTCTGGTTGTGGTTTGGGATTATCTCTCCCACGTTTCTACGACCAGAACTGATCCCTGATCCTGTTTTTACCCAGGCGTCGAGAGTGGATGTACTCCGGGGTTTCCACAACAGGATCTGGGATCAGGTGTTGTATGGCCTAGAAGGTTCGAACATCAACAGCTGATCCCTGGACTATTGGCGCTGGATACAGCGTTAAGCCTGTTACCGCGGTTATTAAAACAAAGCACGCCGGCTTCAATCCAATGGTCCTGGGATCAGTGATTACAGGCACAGCGGTAAGCAGAAACTGTAATTGAGAATGCTGTGTTGCGCGACTGGTCAGGCCCCGGCTGATTTATTCAGAAAGGGGCCGCAAGCTTCAAGCGTCAAGCAGCAAGCGACAGGCCACAAGCTTGACAAAGAAAGAATATAGGATTATAAAGGATATATGAAAACAGAAGAAGCATTAAAAATTATAGGCGGCAGCCTGAGCAAA